GGTGTAGATGCATCAGAGCCAACTGCACCTGATAATTTAGACACACCAGAACCTCCTAAGACACCTGATCAGAAAGGAGATCCAGATTGTCCTGCACCTAACCAACCAAGGATAGGAGACTTAGCAGCAAGTGGTGATGAAAAGGTATCTGGATATGAGTTACAACCAGATCCAAACAATCTTAATAATAAAATTTGTGTAATACTTTATGAGGACATAGGTGTTGTAGAGAAGTTTCTACCTAGTCCTGCTGTTGTAACAACTACTGCGGGGATTGCGGCTGTGGCAACGACATCGGCCCTCCTAGCAAAGCCGCTGGCTGATCTTCTTTTGAAGGTGGTGAAACCTGTAATAAAGAAGGTGATCGGAAAGATCCAGATGTTACTGGGGAAAACACCTCACCGGCCTTCACTTGCGGAGATACGAGCTGATCGTTACCGGGAGAAGAGGGGACTACTTCCACTGAAGAAGGGACCGAAGAAGAAGTTGAAGAAAACTTAGGTTGTGGTAAGTCATGCTTGTGTGGAACTATCTGTCCACCAGGGTTAGTTACTACAACGTCAGCACATACTCTATGGTATGGAGAAGCAGGGTGGAAAAATATCCCTGCTTTTTTAAGTTCACCACAATTCTTAAGTCTAGCTAATTCAAAGTCTAATCGTTTGTTAGCAGTCAGTTGAGTCTGCATATTGATCTGTGCTTGAGCTGCTTGCTCACACTGCTTCATTAATTTCTTATTCATTGGTATAGACAGAGTAGCAGACACACCTAAGTTGAGACTTTGGTTTGCTCTCATGTCAGTTCTTATTGGTTTATACCATGAGACATCACCTGGATTATCAGGTATACCATCAGGACCATTTACATCTACTTCTATTTGTATATCATCTCCATCGTCAAACCATCTACTACCATCTGTCTTAGTCCTATTGTCATACCATGTCTCCCAAGGATAGTTTTTAACTGTCACTGTTTGAGTAGTAGTCCTACCAGTGAAGTCAGACATGTTGTATTGTGGTTCATTATAAAAATCCTCCCAAGGATCCTTTCTGCTATCAGCAAACTGGACATAGGGAGTGATGTTTAGTGTACTACCTTGACACTGGACTCCACCACCGTAGGTGTTGGTTATGTATGGACCTTGTAAAACTTGTATTGCCTGGTTCGTTACTGAGCCAGAACTGTTAGCGATTGGATTTGCTGTGGCACTAACTCCACCTACTCCTTCAGCATTTACTGGTGATGCTACTAATAATGCTGCTATTGGGTAAAGGTACTTGTGGTATCTGTGACGCTTGTTACTGAGGTGGTTCTTTGTATTACGGTCTGGTTGGTCATCCCGGGGCCGCTGTAACTCTGGGTAAATTGAAATGCCTCTCCCGGAGTTGTTATGGTGAACGCGTTTGGTTGTGAGAAGTCTAATGAGTCGAATGAACTTGTTACGCTTCCTGTTATCGTTGTTCCGTTTGTCGCTGTTGTTCCTGCCGATGATGGTGTCACCGTTACTGTTGATGTATTCACGTTTGGATTCAGCCTTTCTCCATTGTTGGAAACGCCTACCCCGGTTACTGAGTATTCCCATCCTGTCCTATAATCAATCGAGTTTATGGTTTCAGTGACTGTTTGTTCAGTCTCTGTATGGCTCGTCATCGAGCCTTGCTGGAAATTAGGAACTACGGGCACTGCTTTCGCAGCACCTGCACTACCTAATAACAGTAGTAATATAGTTATAAGCTTTTTCATGTCGCCTATTTGATCTAACGTATTGTTAGCTCAGATACAAATTGTCCCGTAGCCGAAGTCCCGGCCCCACCTGCGGTTAACGCCATGGCCCCAGCACTACTAATGGTACCAGCTAAATTACCAGCGGTACCAGCTCCTGTTGAAACTTGATTGGAATATGCTAATACAGCACCAGCTGTTGGTGCAGTAGTAACTATGGAATCACCAGTAGTTATATTCTGTGTGAACGAATAAGCATTACCTTGAGTCGTTTGAGTTACATCTGGAAGGGCAAATGTAGCAACACCTGCGGTACTAACAGCAGATATGCCTCCAAGATCAGTGGTGGCACTACCACCTGACGGTGTAATAGTTGTTGTTACACCAGATCCAGAAGTACTATAAACATTGCCTGTTCTAGAGACACTTGTAAAGCCAGCATCAACTGTCAATTGAGTTGAACTGGTCAATCGATGATTGATATCGGCCCTTGCAGCAAGCGGTACCGCCATCAAAAACATAACAATAAAACTAATTTTTTTCATCATACCTTGATAGTTTTACCTGTGTATTATATAGGTAGAACTAACCCTACAAATAATTACGGGGTCTACTATTGCTGATATGACTGGGTTATGGTTAAATAGTAGTGTCGCCGTAAGGGACAACACACTATACCTAGCTTTATAAGGAGGTTACCATGACCAGCATACAGAGATATCGTGCAGCCGATCTGCCACAATTGATGGAAAAGATCCATCAGAATAGTATTGGATTAGATTCTTACCTACATCAATTCTTTGATATAAATCAATCACAGAATTATCCCCCATACAATCTTGTGCAACTGAGCAACGTGGAGTCACGTTTAGAGATTGCTCTCGCAGGATTCAAGAAAGACGAAGTTAAAGTCTTCACTGAATATGGGAAGTTACATGTTACGGGTGAGAAAACGGAAGAGAAGAAAGAGCAGGAGTACCTGCACAGAGGGATGGGTCAACGCTCATTCCAGAGACAGTGGGCATTGAGTGATGATAGTCTGGTAAAATCTGTTGACTTTGAGGATGGTCTATTGGTCATCGTCTTAGGTAAGGTAGTACCTGAGCATCACTCACGTAAGGAATATCTTTAGATCAATTGACTTCTGATTAGAATATGTTATACTGTCCTACATATAGACAGTCTTGAATTATTAAATGATTGAGTCGATTCTTGCGAAGGAACTCTACATGGGTTACATCTTTGGGATCATGATACTTGGTGGTTATATCCGTCAGTATCATGTCCTTGATGATGTATACTCATTGATGAAGAGATATGTAAAGGACAACAGAGTCCTGATACTATTAACATCATTGTTTGGAGGGATCCTTCCTATCCCAGGAAGGGTTGCTTTATCAGCACCCCTTCTAGATGCCATAGCACCACCTGATAAAAAGAAGAGGAGTGCATTTGGTATCATTGATTACCTTTCTACACACCATTACTACTGGTGGTCACCACTTGAGAAAACTGTGGTGCTACCTATGGCAGTTATGGGTGTGAGTTATGGTGTCTTCTTAGGATATGTCTTTGTACCTCTAGTGATAACTCTTAGTTATACATGGTGGTATATTTTTTCTAAGGTGGATCCTCAAGCAGTTGTACCTGACTTGTCGAATATAAGAGAATTTAATTGGAGAAGAGCACTACGAGGTTGGGCACCATTCATAGCAACGCTATGGTTCCTGCTTGCAACTGGTAAGACTGGTGCTATATTTTTCTTCCCTTGGTTTGGTGCTATGGCATGTTACTATAGTATCTTATGTAAGGATTGGAAATGGGGTAAGTATCTTGATGGTAAGTTTGCCATCATTGCAACTGTAGTTCTTGCTTTAGGTGGAGTAGTTGGTCAGATTAAAGGACCAGTTATGGAATACCTTAAGTCAGCAGACCCTTCTATGATTATTCCTGTCTCTATTGTTGCAACTATTGCAGCATGGATCATGGGATCATCAGGTAAGTATGCTGGTATGACCTCTGCTCTTGTAGTAATCTTTGGTCCCCAGTATCTTGTATGGTTTCTTTCCACAGAATACTCAGGTTATCTTTTATCACCAGCACATAAGTGTTTGATGATTGGACAACAGTATTTTGGTACACCTATTCGTAAATACTACAAAGTCATTGGTGGGTTATGTGCTTGGCTAATCGGTTGGGCATTCCTAGTCACCTTCATAGTATAAATAAAATGCCATGAAATTTGAAGACTACTACAAAGAATTTTGTGAGGTCTTTGGTCATCCACTTTGGATGCTACCCATGATGATGATTGGTTTCTTTCTTATGGTAGAAGTAATGCATACTTCATATCATATGGATGGTACTAAAGATGCCCACGGTTTCTGTGGTCGTCAAGAATTTGTAAAAGAACTTAAGCGTAATGCTGGAGAAGACGATTGGTAGAACTATTGCAATTATTAGAAGCAGGTCTTGCTACAGTAGCTGTCGCAATGGCAGTTGTTGTAGCACCTGCTGCTCTCATGACTGGATCCCCTGTCCCAGATGTAACACCTTTGGTGGAGTCTGTGTCTGAAGATCTAGAAAAATAACCTATATAAAGAAACAACTGAAGAGACCCAGGTGGTCTCTTTTCTATTATGAATGTTTATCTTAATTTAACGAAACCAAACTACGATGGTGAGTCTGACCTCTTGACAGTTGAGGTGCCTTCGAGTTATACTGATGAGCTGCTACGGCATGTCCGACCAATAGCAGAACAAAAGCAGACTAACGCTGAAAAAATCCTGAAGGATGTCCTGAAGGAATCTATTACTGAAATCGAAAGACGAAACTATGAGCGTAAGAATCGTAAGAACAAGAAACGGTGAAGATGTCATCGCAGATTTGTTTGAGGTCACCACAAAGGATGACCAGGAAAACGTTATTGGATTTCAATTAAGAAATCCTTATAATGTATGGGTTACTCAACCCTTTGATGCTGTCCAAGACAATGGAGAGATTCAAAAAATTACAAAACCAGAACTTCGTTTTGAACCATACGCACCACTGCTCAAGGGTAATGCTATCATGCTTAAACTTGATGAAGTCATTAGTGCATACGAGACACACGATGAAGTCATTTCAAAATACAACGAACTAGTGGAGGCAACAAGTGGTAAAGGTAATCCTACTGAGGAACGGGAGTCTGACTGACTACCTAATAGGTAAAGTAACAGAGTTGGATGAAGAACCATCTGTTCTTATTGAAGAATGCTATCGTATTGTTGATGGTAAGTTGGAAGTATATCCATTATATTCTGCACAACGTGATCTCTTCTTGACATCTGAGTCGATCTTTACTATAGTAGACCCATCTAAAGAAATGCTCGGAGAGTATCAGAAGATTGGCTAGTTTCTATACTAACATTCAACTCGCAGGTAATACTATTCTATATCGTGGGTATGAGGACGGACAAAAAGTCCAGACTCGTACCCATTTTTCTCCTGTACTATACGTCACTTCCAATAAGGAAGAGAAGTTTAAGACACTGGACGGTGAGAATGTAAAACCTATTCAGTTTCAGAATCCAAAGGAAGCAAGAGAATTCATACAGAAGTATGAGAATGTCCATGGCTTTAAGGTGTCTGGATATGAGAGATTCGTTTATCAATTCATTGCTAATGAATTTCCTGGTGAGATTGATTATCGTATGGATCAGATGAAAATCTTTACGATGGACATCGAGGTTGCATGTGAGAATGGTTTCCCTAATGTTGCAGAAGCAGCAGAGGAGATGCTCTGTATAACGATCAAGGATCTAAATACTAAGGAGTTCTTTACGTGGTCCACACGAGAATTTGAGGCACCTGAAGGTGTTAAATCTTTTATCTTCTGGAAGGAAGAGGAGATGCTTAAATCTTTTATTGGGTGGTGGGTAGAGAATACACCAGATGTTTTGACTGGATGGAATGTCAATCTATACGACGTACCATACATTTGCAGAAGAGTTGATAGGATTCTAGGTAAGAAGTGGATGAATTCCATGTCCCCTTGGAATCGTGCCAATGAGAGAGAAGTAACAATACAGGGAAGGACTAACTATGCCTACGACTTATCGGGCATTAACATACTTGACTATCTTGATCTTTATCGTAAGTTTACTTACACCAATCAGGAATCATATAGACTTGAACATATCGCCACTGTTGAATTGGGTGAAGGAAAACTGGACCACAGTGAGTATGAGAATTTTAAAGACTTCTACACTAACGACTGGCAGAAGTTTGTAGAGTATAACATTAAAGACGTTGAGCTAGTTGACCGACTCGAAGAGAAGATGAAACTGATCGAGTTGGCAGTTACTATGGCTTATGACGCAAAAGTAAACCTTGAAGATGTGTATAGTCAGGTCCGTATGTGGGACACGATGATATATAATTACCTCAAGGAAAGAAATGTTGTTGTACCACCACGTCGAGGAGCAAAGAAAGATGAGAAATATGCAGGAGCCTATGTCAAAGAACCTAAGCCAGGTCTATATGACTGGGTGGTCAGCTTTGACCTTAATAGTCTGTACCCTCATCTCATCATGCAGTACAACATCAGTCCCGAAACCCTCTGTGACACCAGACATCCCAGTGCCACCGTTGAAGGACTGCTCAATAGAGAAGTCGCAATCGATGGAGATCTTGCTGTGTGTGCCAACGGAGCACAATACCGCAAAGACATCCGTGGATTCCTTCCCGAAATGATGGACACAATTTATGAAGAGCGTACGATTTATAAGAAGAAAATGCTTCAAGCGAAGCGGTATAATGAAACTAACCCAACTGCCCAACTACAAAGAGATATTAGTAAATTCAATAACATCCAAATGGCTCGCAAGATCCAACTC